AACGTCTGGGTGAGCGACACAGTGGGCCGTCTTAGCAACACCGCCGGCACGTTCGACCGTATCCTCGGCTGGTCGCTCAGCGCCGGGATTGTCTTTGTGAACCCGGAGCAGAACACGCCCGCTAGCTAGTTAACGACCCGACAGGGCGTAGAAGGAGCATTACTATGGCAGAGGTAATCGGCCATTTGACTCTGTTGAACAAGGCGCTGCCGACCGGAGTGGACGGGACGCGCCTAGCGGAATGGGAGCTGCGCGACGGCGTGACTTACGGCGAACTGGCCAATCAAGTTGCGTTGGCGCTGGCGCAGGCGAATCAAGAGCTGGCCAACCGTTGGGGCTGGTGTTTCGGCTTTACGGAAGACTTGATGCAGGAGTACGAGAACGGCGGCGCGGTCACGGCCATGGAAGAAATGACCGACATGGATCGACCCAAGCCGGTGCTCGGCACGACCATCGGCCACATGATCGACCTGCGCAGCTATGGCTCGGCCATCGGCGGCACGCGGCACTACTTCCGTGATGCCCGAAGCGCGCTCATCAACACGGCCATCCGCACCAATGTCCGCAAGGCCGTCTGGCGCTTTGAGCAAAAGTTGCTCACGCGCTGGCTGACTAATACGGAAAACGCCATCGGCGCGGCGGGCTACGATGTTCCGTTCGTGCGCGGCACAGGCGGTAATGTAGACTTCGCGCCGCCTGCGTTTGAGGGCGAAGCGTTCACCACGAGCCACGACCACTATGTCGCCATCGAGGATGAACTGACGCGCGCCGACCTGCTCAACACGCTGGCGGAGACGCTGCAAGAGCATGGTCACGAACCGCCCTTCCGGGCGGTGGTGGCACGCGCCGATGTCGCCAACTATGCGGCGCTGACCAAGTTCATCGAGATGGTCAGCGTAAGCGGTCTGATCATCGACCGTGGCGGTGAGTCGAGCGGCAACCAGATGTTCCGCATGTCGCCGCAATGGATTGGCGGCCACTTTGGCGACTTCCAAAGTGACTACGGTCTGGTTGAGTTGTTCGCCACGGCGCGCATCCCGACGCTGTATGCCGGCATGACCAAGAGCTATGGGCAACTAGACGCCCGCAACGGCTTGGCTGTGCGCGTGCATCCGAGCGTGGGCTTCGGCATGATGATTGTGCCTGAGACGACCATCAATGACGATACGCCCATCAAGCAACTCGACATCGAATTCGAGTTCGGCATGGGCGTGGGCGCGGACCGCACGAACGGCGCAGCGGGCTATATCGTCAACGGCGCGAGTTGGTCGAATCCGACCATCAGTTAGCACGGAGCGTGACATGCGGCTGAATTGGTGCATGTATCAAGCACGCGAAGTTGACGGTTATGGCCGTTATAGCAATCGGATGATTCGTGCCCTGCAACGCGCAGGGCACGAAGTCACGCCGATATTGGTCGAATACCTATGGTCGCCCGCTTGGATGCAACGCATGTGGGATGTCGATTGGCGTGGGCTGACCATTAGCTGTATGCCGCCCTACTTCTTGCAGAAGATGCAGGGTCCGCAATGGGCCTTGAGCATGACCGAGGGCAGCGAGCTACCAGAGGGCTGGGGCGAGTGCATCAATAACGCCGGCGTGGAACGTGTCATCGTGCCGTGCGACTATAACGCCGAGGGGTTCCGCAATGGCGGAGTCAAGGCGCCGGTGGTTGTCATTCTGGGCGGCACGGACCCGGAAGAGTTCCCCATCCTGCCTCAATGCCTCAAGGCCAAGCCGGACCGCATACGGCCCTACACGTTCTTGGCGCTGGGCGACCGGGGCAGCCGCAAGGGATGGATCGAGGTATGGCAGGCGTTCTACGCGACGTTCGGCACGCCTACGGACACGCCCGACGTGCGGCTGGTCATCAAGGCGCGGCCCGAAATGAACCACCTGCTACAGCGCATTGCGGGCGCGTCGAACCTGGATCCACGCGTGAGCATCCAGATCGAGGATGCACGCAACGTGGCGGACGTGTACACGCAGGCGGATTGCTTTGTCATTCCGTCACGCTCGGAAGGGTGGGGGATGCCGCACCGTGAAGCCGCCATGATGGGGCTGCCGGTCATCACGCTACGCTACAGCGGTATGGACGACGGGCATACCGACCAGTGGGCCATCGTGGTGGATGAGCACACGATTGATCGCATCCCCACGTCGCATGAGTCTATCCAAGGGCTATGGGCCAAGGCGGATGTGGCCACGCTGGCGCGCACCATGCGCGACTGCTATGAAGACCCGGCATGGGCGCAGGCGCGTGGATTGGCGGCTGCGCAATGGCTACGCCGTCACCAGACATGGGATCACGTTGCGGCACGCTTGATTGCTGAGATTGGCGCAGCCGGCTACGACACGCGGCCCACGGCACCGGTACAGATTGCTGCGCCGCCTGTGTTGGTTATGCCACACACAAACGGCAACGGCAATGGCCACATGGATTATGCTGTTCGCGAAGTGGCAGTCCTGGTTGGGCAGAGCGACGGGAGCGAACTATGTCGTTGACTGCGGCGCAATTAGCCGACATGCAAGGCGACCTCGGCATCACCGATGATGAGACCGTCTTCACTGACCCCGAGCTGAACCGCCTCTTCACCCGTGCGGCTGAGGACTACAACACGGCAGTGTACCTGGGCTATCGTCAATTGTTGGCCGACGCCAACAAGTTCTTTGACTATCGAGCCGGGCAGACGAGCGTATCTCGCAGCCAGGTACGCAAGCACTTATTCGAGATGTTAGAGTTCTGGCAGGCCGAAAGCCGGGTGGCGGGCAACCAGTTGGCGATTCTTGGCCTTGCCCAAATCCCACCGCGTTGGAAGGATGAGCCGATTAGCCCGGATCGTGAGCGTCTACGCCGTGGTGCGCTGAATGATCTGGACGTGCCGCATGTCTAAGATTGATAGTTGGAGCGGTAACAGTTGGCCCTTGGGCGCATGGATAGACGACCACGATCTCGGCGTAGACACGGCCATCCTCATTGCCGACAAGTCTACCAGCATCGTCGTCATCCGCGCCGGCGCAGCGCAGGCCGCGCAGACGGTGCGGATTGAGACGCTAGCCGGGCAGGGCAAGACGCAGACGATGGGCGGCGTGGTGCATTCGATAGATGGTCTGCTAATAGGTTACAAGGGCCATCCAACTATAACCGACACTAGCATCCAGGCCGGTGACAGGTTCAAGGTGGGCGCGCAGATGTTTGAGGTAATCTCCATCATGCCGGGACTTGTTGATTCGGTTCAGGCGTATTTGTCCGCAAAGGCGTAGCGCGATGCCCACAGGCCTTACTTGGTCGCACCCGCCACAGCGGGCCTTTGCCGAACTGAGCGCCAGTTATGCAGCGGCGATTGAACGGGGCATCGTAGGCATTGCTAACCGTTATGCACCGGAGATCGAAACGTGGATGAAGGCCAATGCGCCGTGGACCGACCGCACCGGCAATGCGCGGCAAGCACTTTATACCGATGTCAACCACGTGGTACGGGAGATGGTAGAGCTAATCATGGCTGGGGGAGTCGAATATCAAATCTACCTGGAGCTGAAAAATGCAGGCGCGTACGCCATCATCAACCCGGCGATTGACCACTTCGGCCCGCTCATCTGGCAGGATGTCGTGAGGCTTTTATCGTGAGTGCATTGTCAAGCGCCAAAACCATCTTGGAAGCCGATGCTACGCTCCTAGCAACAGCTACAGGAGGCATTTGGTCGTATGACGAAACGGGCCGCCAAGGGCTATCGCGCACTATCACGCCGGCGGCGTTCGACAGCAACGGCGTCATTCGCCCGTGTATCTTGCTCAAGATGCGTGACGCCATCCCGGACGGGCAATTGGCGGACGACGCAAGCCAGACGGTTTCCTTGCGTGAGATGCTTGAGGCTTGGTTCTATCAGGATACGGGCTACGCCGCCATCGAGACCATGCGCGACCGCGTGTATGTCAAGTTACAGGCGGTGCAGTTGACGGGGACTTACGGCTGCTGGTGGGCCGGCGATATAAGAGGTGCACGCGATACGGAGCTTGACGCCTCGGTAGAGAGAGCAGACTATTTAGTGCGGCGACGCCGCTAGGAGAGACAACAATGGCATTTGACCCTTATGGTGCGCCGACTTTCGGCCTTCGCGATGTAAAGGTGGCAGTTTGGAATAGCACCAACAGCTACGGTACAGCTGTGGATGTGCCAAGCGTGCAGATGATGGCCGCCACGCTGCAACAGACGGCCGCGCAGTTGGAGGGCGACGACAGCATCACGGCGACCGCGGCACGCAGCATCGGCGGGCAGGTGCAATTGCGCTTTGGCAGCATCAGTCTGGCCGCGCTGGAAGTTATGACGGGCCAGGCCGCCACAAGCAGCCTGACCACGCCCAACGCCGTCAAGGGACTGAAGATTGCTGGCGGCGACAACATGCCCTACTTCGGCATCGTGGGCCAAGCCTTCGCTGAAGAGGGGGATGGTGACATCCATGTCTTTGTTCCCAAGTGCAAGATCACGGGCGATATTCAGTTAGCCAACTTGCAGTACGGGCAGTTTGCCATCCCGGAGATGACGGTGCAGGCCGTAGACGACGCGACGTTCGGCGTCATTTACTTGGTTGAGCACGAGACGGCTACCAACGTCGTCATCCCGCCCGCCAACATTGCATAAGGGGGGCCATGTGGCAGCCAAGCGGAATATGAATGGCGCGGACATGCCCAGCAGGGCGACGCCGGGGGCATCCTGGCGCGCCGAGCGCAACGGCGTGGTCAAGATGCTATTATCCGGCAAGCGGGCCAAACTGCGCGCTGTGGATGTGTCGCTCCTATTGCTGCAGGGCAACATTCCTGATCTGCTTACGCCGCAGGTCGTCAAGATGTTCTACGGCCCTGACCAAGAGACGCCGGCGCGCAGTGACATTGCGCTTAAGACAGGCATCGAGCCGGATGAGTTGCCCATCATCAACTTGATATGCCGATCTGCCTTTGTCGAGCCACGCATCGTGGATGAACCTATCGCGGATGACGAGATCGCTATAGACGATGTGGATCTCTATGACCGATTGCAAGTCTATAACATGTGCACACGAGGTCTTGAAGTCCTGAGGAACTTTCGTCTTGAACCGTTCGCAGATGTGGCGGCTATTCCAGACGGCCAAGACGATGGGGCAGAGGCCGAGCGCGTTGGCGCGGGTGAAGGGGACATGGGAGTCGCTCCAGTTTGACCAGGCCGTGACGATGTTCGGTGTCATTGTCGAGAACGCCGCCAATGAAATGCAAGAGGTCGGGCCAAAGAACCACACGCATATGGTCAACCGCTATGAGCTGGAGCAACTGCTGGACCCGGCCTTCCGACTGCCCGCGCCGTTGACGGCCAAGCAGCGCGAGCGCGCAAGTATCGACGCGCTCAAGACGATGGGGCGTGGCAAACGGTCCGGTGTGAAGGTGGTCAAGCTGCCCTAACGCACCTGGTTGC